CTCACGGCATGACAGGAACCAGTCCTCTTCGTGTGTCGGCCACCAGCGAGTCAGGTCTAGGATGAGGTCGCCGTTATGCTTCGAGGACCGCATACACGACGACCAGCAAGCGAAGTCGTTGAGGTAGCGAGCCAAGTCCTCGATCCCTGCCTGCCTTGCTACGTCGCTGGCCCCTCCCCTGATGGCCTTGACCAGATTGCGAACCGACCGACTATCGGGCTTGGACAGTAGCGTCGCCTTCAGCTTATCCCACCGCTTGCCGCCCCACGCCTCGTCTGTGATCTTCATGCCTGCCACGGCTTCCACGTCCTCTCGTGTAGTCAGTTCGCCCTCTGCGCCGTCGTCCTTGTGTGGCTTGTCGTACAGGCTCACAATCTTACGAGCTAACATCTCGTTAGTCTCATGGACCGTCGTACAGTGTAGTAGCTCTATTTGCGCCACTTCTACTCGCCGAAGCTCTCCACTAGGCGTCACACGAGTAAAGATAGCGCTGGCCTGTATTGGCGATTCCATCACGCTAACCATATCGCGCAGCATAGGATCGAGCGAGACACCTCCGATGGCTAACCGACCTCTTGTCGTGCCCAGTCGCCGAGCGATCTCGACCCGCGACAGTGGGCACACATCGGGCTCGCTGCTACCCGGCGATGCCGCGTTGTCGTTGTCTTTACAGCGCGCACGTCGTAGCTTACGCCTTAGCGCCCACTGCCTATCCGTGTCGTTATACCGCGTGCTCATGATTAAGTCCTCTTGCCCCTATGGCTTCGCCGCCACGACGCCCCCGAAACGTGGGAGCAACGACACCCGCGATAGCGACTAGGTCGAACGTGGTTAGCCAACGACTGCGATAGTAGCCGCTCGCATGACAACACTCGGGCGTCTAGCCAGTCCCAATCGCCGGCTATATGCGCCCTGGTCGTACTCGTGGGGACCATGAGAGGGGCTACGGGGTGATGTGTGAAGCGAGCAGGCTCTATGTAGTAACTACCCGTGCGGTAGTTACTCGCCGTTGTGCTATAAGAAAAGCAATGAGTAGTATACGAGGAAGTATCACGCTCCCACGAGTTGTCGTGTCTACGGTCCATACCTGTATTACACCTCGTCTGCGGCCTTCTCCGGACCTGGGCCGCCCCTATGGCATCCGCCTCCGCTAAACCCGGCTCTATAGCCCTGCGACGTAGCCTTCAACCGACGCAAGCCGACAGAGCACAGGTTGAATGGTTGCTCACGACAGCGCTTGCACTCGTCCAGGTGTGCGTGGAAATGGGCTATCTCCCCGCGATTAGTAGTCTTATCAGTACTCATCGTCTGTCAAGCTCCCTGATGCGCCGCTGTCTTGCGGCTTCTGTAGTATAACGCCCACGATGATGGGCTTATTCGCCTTCTTCGACACGGCCCACATAGCACTCGCCACCATGTAGCCCTGCTCACCGAATGACGCGAGGCGCTCCTCGGTGATGCCGTCCGTGTCGATAATCGTCTCGATGTCTACCTTAAACTCGCTCATCTTCGCACTCCTTTGGTTCTCTTTACCCATTGATCGTATTGGTATATGGACACTGGCGGCAACCCGCATAGTTTGTTTCGCCTACCGTTCACCATCTCAAACCCGTATATAGATACCTCGTCGAACCAATAGCTCATAGGCACAACTACCTCGTTACCGTCTATCGCGTTAATGCGCTCGTATGACGACTTACTAGGCGATGGGCCTGGGCCACTAGCCGACCACACAGAAGCGGCCTCCGGGTCTTCCCACTTAACGAGATAATAGTCCAGCGACTTGTAAGCGTGCATACGCCTAATGCACGCCATACCCTTACCGGCTACCAAACGTCGCACGTTAATCTCGTCAAGACGCGTTAGTGTTTCGTGCGAGGGTGGCTTACCCGCTAACGACATTAGGACGGGCTCGCCATCTTCTATACGCCGCTCTATGTCTTCCTCTGCTTTACGACTAAGGTGCGTTGCTGCATCGCGTACAAAGTGATCGAGCACGGAAGCCGTAATTAACGATGCACCCGGAAGGGGCTTGCTCATAGCTTCGTTAATACCCTTGAGGTCTACATCTCCCCCAGCCCACGGGGTAGTAAAACGACCCGTTAGCGTTTTAGCGCCGCCCTCGGCTGCCCCGTACCCTTGAAAGGGACGCCAGCCTCGCCACCCTCCTTCTCTACCATCTCGATCAGCATACGAGTAGTGGGCAACTCGTCGGCGACCAGGCCGTCTCTATCGGCGCACTCTTCCACGGTAGCTATCTCGTATTCAAAGTCGTAGCCCTTGCGAGGCAGCAAGCGAACGATGCAACCTCTATACCGGTCGTAAGCGCACACCAAGCCAGCGTCGGTAGTATGCCCGCCCCAATCCGGCACGACCCCCGAGGCTGACCAATACGCGCCTAGTCCTGCTATCGCCTCTCGCAGAGTCAGGTTCTCGGCGATATAGCTATCAGCGTTGCCAGGCACCAGCGAATCGTCTGAACCACCAGGCGCCGTTGCTGTCTTGCGGGATAGGTCGCTTACCCATTCCTTACACGCCTTAAGCCCGTCCCGCTCCCACACGCCTACCAGCTTGGCTCGCTCTCTGAACTCGGCTGTAGTGTACTTAGGCCCTCCCTCACCGCGCCCCTCGGGTGGGAACTCGGCTTCTACGATCTTGTGGATAGCGCGCCTCGCGTACCTCACGCCCTTAATGGTCTTGATACGATCCCGCCCAATGGACGACAAGACGATAACCCACGTACGACCAGACGAGATAGCGCCTGCGTGTTGGTCCTTCGCCTTGTTTGCCAATCGGCGACGTTTACGGCGTGTTGCGAAGTCCTCGTCTGGGCGATCATACGACGCAACGCCTCGGCCTCGTGTCTTGCCCGCGTCAATGCTTGCGCCCCCGTTCGTGTCATACGTTCCTGTGATGTCTTCGGCGACTACAGCGGGCATCCACGACCCCACGGCACTGCTCGTATACTCCGACTCGTTGACAAGCGTACTCGGCTGCCATGTCATGGTCTGCCCGCTGTCGTGATTAACCATTACTGCACTACTGGACGCTGATACCACGGTACCCCGACGAGTATTGTTTGCTAGGGTTTCCGACTTACTTTGTGATAAGGGATCCGCGATGTTATCGGCGCGTTTGGCCGCCTGTTCCATCACTAGTAAATCGGTGTTAACTCCGGCGACTTTACCCTCGACGAGAGCACGCCAAACAGAGTCAACCAACATCACTCGTTCTTTCTTCTCGAACCTCGGCATACGAGTATCTCCTTTACGATTCGTATACGGTTTATAGCGTTACGAGGCTATCGTACTGTCGTGCATTCACAGGGCCTGCGATTGCCTCGCTCATAGGTCGGTTACGTTGCTCGTCTGTTCGTGTTTGCCCTATGTGTAGGAAACGCTAAGGGCCTCGCGTGGCCGTCTATGACGGGCTTATCGGGCTGGCCAGGGTCAAGACCTCAAACATCGGTCGCAACGCGAATCCATACATACGATTAAAGACGATACAAATAGGGCGATAAAAGAAAGACAATACAAGCATACAACCCATCACTCACACTACACCCCCTACCTCCCATAGCTGCTATTGCATTACATTTATCAGGGATAAGGTGGTCGTGGTGGATCAAGGTGCGTTATCGGTCGTTAAGCGAGTGCGCTGGAGTGGGTGGATGCGGGGTGTTGGCGAGTGACTGGACGGCGAGTATTGGTCGGTGGCGAGGTGCGTCCAGTTCTATGCATGGGCGCGATCCTACCTGTTTGACCATGACTTGTGCTGGGCTTTCTTGAGTGCGCTCTCGTGGTCTGGTGGGTACTCTTTTACTTCGGTGGAAGGAGCCGCAGTAGCCTCACCACGTCGCAGACGCATGATCTTATCGAACTTACGCATTACGTCTTCGTTCATTAGATGGGCGCGCTCGTCGTCCATGTCGTCGGCGAGGATACGACCAGCATTGGCCGCGACCTCACGGGCGATACGCTCGTACTTTTCCGAGTCGGCCTTGAGTGACTCACGGTGGGCGTGAGGGACGCGCTCGGTGAGTGTGGCCGCCATGATGTCAGGCCTGCTGCTAGACGGGTCCCAGCCGGCCCTGACCTTGTTCTCCATGCCCCTGAGGGCCAGATAGCGCTCTGACTTGGTCATGGGGTCTTTGGGGCTTACAGGGGCTCTGCCGACCTCGTGCCGGATACGGTTTACTTCCCGTACGAGAGCATCATTCGCTGCGACCGCTGATAGAGGATCGTTATGCTTCTTTCCCTTGTAACGATTGCGTGTAACCTTCTGGTAGTATGCTAGTGGCAGCCATACGACTACACACATACCGTACGGTTCGCCAATACGGCGACCCTCCAACTCGTCTTGTACTATAGCGATAACGGTATCGTCAGTGCCCGTGCCCCTATACGATGTCGGTAGTGACACACTAACGATACAGTGATCATCACTGATGATCACGCCTACTGGAGGAATGTTGCCGACCCAACCGCCTCGCTGGATGGCTTGCGAGACCTTGCGAACTAGATACGCCGCATACGTCGCGTCTGCCTTCACGTTGGGTGGCTTGTGCCTGGCAGTGGGCATGCGTCGTTCTCTCTTGTTTCTGGTGGCCATGTTGTTTACCGCCTCAGTCGCTTTCGGATACCTAGTTCTTCCATCTTTTTCCATAATTGTGCGACCAATGCATTAGGGTCAAGACCTTCGTTACTGAGAGCCTGATCGATAGCTTCGCTCGGCGCCGTGAATACCGCCTCTGCGTCTGTCCTAATCTCGGACACGAGCTGTATGAACGACTCGGGGAGCCATGACGCGGTGCCATTCTCCCACCAGCACTCCCACTGCTCTCCCTCGGGATTAATGGTTCTGCGCCTGAATCGTCCGGCGGCTCTCGTCATCTTGTGAACGACAGGAGAGTCGATCACAGGCGAGCCCCAGTGTCGTTCGGTGACGATGTTGTAACACCGGCCCTTGTGTCGCTGCGGACGATGGCATACGTCGCCGTGTACTGGGTGTGGTGTGGCGTCGCCGCACGCGATAGGTCTTCTACGCATAGTCGCTAGTCCCAGATTATGAGAATCGTCAGAGTTGGTTTGAGATCTAGGTGAGGAGGTCGGTTGTTACCTGACTTGAACCTATTACGCCATGCGGTTCTCGTGGGTATCGTATCAACAGAATGCTTGATCGTCATGTTGCATATTACGCCGTAATAGTCCACGACATACGGCTCGCCCGCTCTCAGGTGCTCTGGGATGGGGGTATGCACCACTACGTCACGGCACTCGTTGATAGGTGTATCGCGCTCTGCATCCATGAGCATGCGACCCAGCGAGCGCACCCATGGCTGGGCATCGATCCATTTCTGGATAGTCGGGAACGCGCGCCTACTGTCCGCGTCTAGCGCGAGCTTACGCCTCCTGGCTGCTCGGCGAACTACGAAATCCTGGTCGTCACCGTCGAACACGTAAACCTCCAGCGTTACGACGCTGCACACGGTTTATAACGTTTAACCGTGTTTTTAACGTCGCCTCACTATTCCTCGGGTTCCCGCCTGTCGCGTTTCCACGATCCCCACGATCCACGATCAGGAACGTATGTTCGTCGGTCCCCAGTCTGCCCGTCTATGACTTGTAAGGTCGGCGGGCCAGCGTCGTCCACGTCAGGGGGTAACGCCCACTCTGGATATTGCCTAGCCGCTCGACGACTGGCTTTATACAGGTGTGCAGCTATGCGCACCTCGGCAGGCCCCCTGATCCATCGTTGGAAGTCCTGCCACATCCAATCGCATACCGCGTCGATTACGTTACCGTCGCCCATGTTCCATGACGAATCCCGCCATTCACGAGCAACGCACTCCCCTATGCGGCGACATACGACGTGGCCAGCCTCGCTGATTACCTTGCCGTGCTCCTGATTAACCCAGCGATCGTACTCGTCGCCCACTAGAATCGTAAGCCCGCATACGTCGCAACGTACGGGTTTAGCAGCTACGATCCTCTTGATTGCGGCAGGCGGCACGAGTTCTCCTAGAACGGAATACCGTCAACCCAGAACGTATCGGGAAGACCCAGTATATCGGCGGGATCGTGGTTAAATGGTTCGTCAGGCCATACGCGCCAGGCTCCCACGCTAGGATCGCTACCACACAACAGGGTAAGGTCGCCAGCCCATGGAATGCTAAACGCAGATACGATCTTTTCCTTGTCTTTTGCTTGTGTCGTAATGGTATGCCTAATGACGAACCCCACAGGACAATCCGTCTTCGCTTTGCTAAACGAGCATTGCGAGTCCACCGTAGCACGAAACTTCTTGACAGCTTCCATAAATGCTACATATTGCGGCGACTCTACCGGGTTGTCCTCGGGAACGCCGATATCACGGTGGATGTCCACACACCAAAACAATCGCCTAGGCTTGCGAGATATCGCATGCTGTAGCGTAGCCGCGAGAGCCATCGCGCATCCTCTAGCCGTCTTCTCTACGTTGACGAGTGGGTCGTACACCTTGGTATCAAACCACTCGTCGGATCGTTGACTACTAGGAGGCGGCGGGGGCTGCCTCTTGCGACTCCTTGGCGGGGGCGGGGGCGATTTACGGGCCATCGGCTACTCCTCGCTACCTGGCTCCTGCCCTGATGCCTCTTCGAGCCCTAGGTCACTTCGCTCTGTTGGCAGGTCAACAGGGAACGTCGCCGGGTCGTCACTGAACCCCGCGTGATACGCCATATCGTCCATGCCTTCCACAGGATGCTTACCGTCCTCTCTCACCCAGATAGTACCCTCGAACGTGCGATGTTCCTTACCGGCCTCCTCGGCCCTGCCCAAGACCCACGATTCGTTAATGCGTGACTCTACGGCATACACGGGGCGGCCCGTGTGCTCTGGTACCAGACGAACGCCGGCCTCCAGCGAACCAGGTACGGCCTCGGCGATAGGTACTCGGCAAAAGCCCATCTCTACAGGTGCGTTGCTTCTCGCCTCGATTAGACGGCGATTCATGGCCGTAGACGCCTGGGCCTTCAGTACGGCTCGCTGTGTCATACGGCGCTCGATCGTTGACTGGCGCATGACTTCGGGACCGCTACGATCTTCGATGATACGCCCACCGAATCGCTCAATCAACAGGTTACCTAGGGCGATAGCCTCTGACTGTCTAACGATTACGCCACGCAACGACTCGCACGCCGACCACACCACCTTGAGACCAGCGCTAATGCGAATGGTCATAGCCTGAGGGGGCCCGACTGCCAGGGCTCGCACGGGCCACTCCTGCGCGCCGAACTTGATATAGCCCGTCTTACCGGAGATTTGGCGAATACCCGTGAGAATTGCTTGTGTCTTCTCCTCAATCCAGACGAGGTGCCCCTGCCGCTTACACAGCATGATCTCCATTACCGCAGACACCATCTCCACGGCCAATTCGTCGTCTGGCGCCGTTCTGGACAGCATGGCGGCGATAGTCGCAGGGTGGGCGTCTAGGTTCGTATACAGCGCGGTAAGCACGATCTCCCCTACCATGGGGTCCACATCGGGAAGCATTACGCCAATGCTCTGTGCGACCTTGCCTTCTACGTCGGCATCCTTACCCTGCAGCTTCCAATCCCTGTGGAATGCGTGTCTAGCGCCGATAGCTGCGTCGCGTCTTTCTTGTTTGGCTTTCTTTCCGCTCATCATACCCTCGCAAGTAGGTTAGAGTACTGTTCATTTCTCAACCAATCGTTACCCGATTCTGCCCACCATGGGCGCAACTCGGCCCCGATTACATGCATACCCGCTGTATGCGCTCCGACGAGTAGCGCGCCTGTACCCGAATGGGGATCGACGCACAACCCACCTCGCAACCCAAACAGCTTAGCGACCTTTACGGCCAACCATTGCGGCTTCTGCCCCATTACCCGATCGTCACCGTCTGGGGCGTTGGCTACCTTTCTCTTTTGGGCAGACTGGCCTGCGACTTTAGGCCCACCCCATACGTTATGAGACTCGCGCCCCTGCCCTAGCCAGTTTTCCGCGAGTCTGCACGGGCCTGGCATACGCGCTACCACGGCGAACTGAGCCGCAGACAGTAGGCGCGACTTCCTGATTACGGGAGTTGGGTTAGATACATGCCATACCAGCGAGTCGGCTCTGTCGGCGCCCATGATGTCTACTGCCATCTTCTTAAATGACGACACTTGATCGTCACTGCACCAAATGACGGCCACACCAGAAGGCGCTAAGATACGCTTCCAACGCCGGAAATGGGCGATAGGCTCGTACGGGATGTCGTCGTACGCACCCACAGATCGCCACCCACTCGGCCGGTCACTCATAGCCCCGATAGCCTCAGACCCGAGGTTGTATGGCACGTCGGTATGCAGCAAGTCCACGCTATGATCGGCTAATCGCGGGTATAGGACGGTGAGTGCGTCGCCAGCCAGGATTACTGGGGAGTCAGATCCCGAAAGATAGCCCCGTTGCACCTTTTCGCTGCGTTTTCCACTAGCTTTACGTCCTCGTCGCTTGCCTCTTGTCGCATTACACGCCCCATCGCCCCTAGCACCTTTCTTACCTGGCGGGGGAGGGACTCGTACGCCTCCTCGGCCTGACCTACTGTCTCTGGCTCGGGCAATCCGACTAGAGCGAGGCATACCTCGCAATCGCATTTTGTCGTCATTCTGCATCCTCAATCCCAGCGCGCTTAGTCGCGACAGCTTTGGCCATTGCCGCAATATCGGCGTCTGTATAGCCATCTTCAATGAGTGGCATAGCGCCTCCACCTACCGTATCTGTCGCCGTCTCTATTCTCGCTGCGGCGTCTGCAGCGTCGTTAGCGATTACGCGCCTCTTCTCGCCCATACGCTTGTCCAGTTGCACTAGAGCGCCGATCGCACCTTCAAGAGACTTAGGCTTAACAGCCTCAATACCAGCCTTATCATCGCCCTGGATATGCTTCATAGCGATAGCACTCGCCAACTCCAAAGAGACCATCTCCTCTATTTCGCGCTGTACGAGTTCTGTTTGCGCATGCTCCATGACCGCCGCCCGGATATCTTGCCAGAACTCCTGTCGCCTACTGCGCCATTTATCTTTCTGCGCGACTTTCATTACATACGCTAAACTGCAACAGTCCCTGATATACGTCGCCCCTTCGTCTTCTGACATTACGCCAGTAGTCCATACCTGCCTAACGCCCATACCCGGGTTTCGCATATATACATGGTACGCGCGAAAGATCGCCATGCGTGTTAGCGCGGACTTGTCCAATACGACCACCGAAGTTGCTACCGAGATCGGAGCCTTCTTCTTGGCTTTCTTTTTACGACTCTTTCGCTTCTTCGGTGGGGCAGGTGGGCGACGCATAATCTACTTCTTACGGGCAGGGGGAGGAGGAGGAGCACGGCGTTTAGGGGCCTTGAGAGGCTCCAAAACGGCCGCGGGGGGCTCAGGGGTAGGCGCGGGTACCTGAGGCGTAGAAACGCGTAGCAACGCCCTCAGGGTGTCGTGGTGCTCTGCTGCGATCACTGCCCCGCAGGCATCGACGGGGTGCTCCCTTCTGGCCTTGGGTAGCCCTTCCAGGAACTCGCCAATATTGTCGAAGCCGGGGCGAGCACGAAGCCATGTCTCCATTTCCACCTTACTCGCTGTCTTCTTGTTACACACGGCGAGCTTAATTTCGCCAGTAGGGATCTGAAGTACGGGCAGACCCATACTCTCGCATTGCATGACACACAAGCCCCACGACATGCCAATCATGGCGCAACTAGCCGAGTTGCGCGGCCATGACTGTTCCTCGAACACGACAGCAACGACCTCCTCGAACGGCACCTCATTACGCAGATACCGGGCCTGGGCCTGCATACGGCTTACCCGATCTTCAGACGCTCTAATCCGCTTAGTGGTTTTCTTCGTCTGTACAGTTCCCGCATGGATAAGGTCGAAACCCTCGTCGGTCATTTCGACTAGACACCAACCAAGGTTAGCGAGTCCAGTATCAATTCCTAGCACTTTCATGGTACACCTTACTTCCTTCTTTCTCGCGGACTACACTAATCACACGAGGCAGTGACCCCGATAACGCGGGATCGTGATCGATTACGATTACGTCTGCAACGCCCGACCTGTGTATAGCGGTAGCGACGCCTACCTTACCCTGTTCGTCCAACCCAGAGAACACCTCTTCGTCTAGAACCAACAGAGACAACGAAAGCGAACCACCTCGGCTAAACGCCGCAGCAACTCCTAGGTCTACCGCGATGTTGATACGTCGGCGCTCGCCGCCACTAAAATTAAGTATACCGCGAGGCCTTACCGTGCCGTCGTCGCGCTTAAAAGACAAGATAGTCTGTATCTCTCGCTTGTCGATACCTCGTACCGATTTAGTAGGGCGAAACTCCACGGACATACGACCGTCAGACAACACGGCCAACCATGCATTGGCCCCAGCTTCGATGGCTGCGAGTACGGCATCACCAATAGACGCGCGCACTCCCTTAGGCGATAGCAACTCCGCCCATGACCCAGCGATAATAGCCTCGTAACGGTAGTATGCCTCCAGCTCTCTAAAGCACAGCGCCTCTCGTTTCAATCCGTACAACTGTCCGCGAGCCTGGTCTACCGTTCCCTTATGCGGGTTAGTCGCCGCCTTAAGGTCGTCCATGCGGCCAGTCGCCGCCTTCAGTGCAGCATCGACCATCGGGGCCTGGTCTGGGCGTAACACCATGGAACCCAGACGGCTCGCCCATTGTTTGTGCTCCTCGGCTAACCACGCCTTAGCCGCCCCTCGAGCTTCGATCGCGTCTCTATGGAACTTCTCCGCCGATTCCGCGCTATCTCGCAGCCCAGGGATCTTACCGTCCTTGACACCTCTCAAGGCCTTAGCTGCCGCCTTCCCGACCTTCTCACTGCACATAGGGCACGGCTCGCCTTCCTTGAGGCTCTCTAGTTCTCGTTGTCGTGTTTCAGCCGTTCGTAGTGCGGCCATAGCCCTAGACAGTTGAGACATGGACGCGCCCACAGAGGAGTCGTATGGCTCTACGTCGATAGAAGGCTCGTCTGCTTGTAACTGTGCTCGCTCCATAGCGATGTCACACATTCGAGCGTCGGCCTTCTGGGCTTCGTCCAGTTGCACCATCATAGCGGCGACTTGCGCCTCTGCTTCGGCGACCTGGTGCCGGTGCTCGATAGTCCAGCGTCCCGCCTTTGCTTCTAGGGACGATACATCGTAACTAGCAGTGCGGCGCTCGGCGTCCTCGGCTCGCCTACCATACGTGTCCGCCTTGGAATTGTTCTCTCGCGCTCGCAACCTGGCTATATCGTAAGAACCGGATAGAACCTCGCTACCAGATATAGCGTCGATGATTTCGCGCTTACGAGTGTCCGTAGCCTCGGCGAAGTTCCATACATCGTTCTGACCACGTACCACCGTACGAACGAATGTATCGTATTCCACACCGATCAGAGCGTCCACCGTCTTCTGGTCGTTGCCTATCTTCTTACCCTTAGTGTTCTCGATTGATACATCGTCTGACTTACTACGGGTACGAGTGCGAGTGATTACATACCCGCGCTTGGGCTTGTCGGCTCTGAACAGGCGAACCGTTACCCGCGCCTCTTTCATGTCCTCGTTTACGATATCCCGCCCTTTAAGCATTCGGGTACTCGTACCCATGCGCTCAGGCGGGCACTTACCGTATAAGCACCAGGTGAGACCGCGAGACACGCCCGACGATTTACCCGACCCATTGATCCCCACTACGGCGACAGGGCCTTGGGCCCCGAACTGGAACGTTTGTGGTAGTTCGCCATAGGACATAAAGCCCTGTAGCTCGATCGTTGCTAGGACAAGTCCTGCCATAGTTCCTCTCGCTGTGCGAAAGCGTGCATGTCTGTAGGAGCTGCCGCGGCGTTGCGTTCCATATACGACACTACCGCGCCTAACACGTCCCCACTAAAATCGTCGATTGACCTGGCTGTCGGGGTGCTGATCGGCCGATACATAACCGGGGCGATGATACCCGCCTTCTCCAGCGTCGCTGACATATTGGGCACGTCTGCCCTTGACGCAGACACTATTACGCGAACCTTATCTCGGTCTTCTAGCCAGTCAGGCTTCACAGGGGCACCGTCGCCTATGTCCCAGTGGATCGTAACATGCCTAGGCGCCCCTAACCCCTTGAACGGCTTACGAATAGGGATCAGCGACTTACTCGCGTCCTTCCACAGTAACCAACCCTTGTCCTGCCCTTCCTCGCTAAATGTAAGCTGATACGGTGAGCCGCAATACACGACACGCCCCAGAACTTGAGGCATATGGTAGTGGCCAGACACCACGAGTGTATCAGCCGGGATAGAGCGCACCGACCCGCCACGACGACACTTATACATATCGTTTAGATACGCGCCCTTGAATCCATGATGGCAGAACACGAGCTTAGGGGCTACGCCGCTCCGGTCCTTCAGTACGTATTGAAACACACTGTCGAAGTCGTGTGTATACGGGATCGCGCCTCCAATAGTGCCAAATCTTGGTATCCGCAACTGAGGAGTTGGGTGAGATACGACAATTGAAGAACCGCCGTGCAAACCTTCCAACGCGTTTCGGTACTCGTCGTATTGATCGTGATTTCCTGGAACCAGTACGATAGGCCCAGGCCAGCTAAACAGAAGGTCTCTTAGGCGATTCCACAAGGGCATATTGGCCGACACACCTTGCTCGAACACGTCCCCACAGACCACCGTAACACCCCCATACTTACTCGCGTCTTTACGCAACTGCTCTAACGCTGCGAATACATACGGGGCGGTGGCCTGGGTTAGGTGTAGGTCGCTGGTAGCTCTAATCCTCAACGTGCCTCCATGTTTTCCTAGTTACGATTTGAGAAACAGTCCCTATCGCAATTTCAAACTTATTAGCGAGATCTTTGTACGTACTTCCTTCCTTTCTCATAGCGCGCAACTGCATCACCTTTTCGCATGTCATTCTAGTATTACCGTTTCTCTCGCCAACTTGCGATGTTCCGTGCTCCACCTTACGAGCGTGGTTTCTCTTTCTTGTTTCCCACTTGAGATTTCGCAATCGGTTGTCAAGGCGATTTCCGTTTATGTGCGACGATTCCTTACCTGGAGGAGGCGGGCCTTTGAACGTAATAAGGACGATTCGATTCCACCTAACCGTTTTCAACCCGCTGTCGTCTTGCATAAGGGTGGCATGTCTATAGCCCCACTTATTAACAGAGCCTCGTAGATTACGCCGAAACCCCTTGTGCCGTATGGACCCGTTGGGATGTGCTTCGTACTTACGAAATCCTGGGACAGTTTTCCAACGCATGGCAGCCTCCGCTGCCATTATACACGCCTAGAGCATGGGTTTACCGGCCTTCCATAAACAATGCCTTAAGCGTCGCCCACAACACAGGATCGTCTGCCATCATGTTAGACAACCCCATCCATCCTCTAAACGATTTATCGCTAGTCCCCAGGATCGACGGATCTACGAATCTACTCCAGGCGCCACCAACCCTGATAATGCCTCTCGCTTTGAAGTCTTGATACATCGCAAAGGCGTTCTCTGCGCCACGGCCGAATACCAGGCCATACTCCTCTGTTCGAAACGGCGACTCAATCTTGTTTTTAGGGACCTTGATTCGGACGATTTGGCCGAGTGGCGGTTCCTTGTTCGTCTTCGCTGCCGTTGACTCGAAGATATCGCCGACCTTATCCACTTCAATACGAATCGTCGTGTGGTACTTGATACCACCGCCACCATACGTCTCACTCGCCTTGTACCCGCTCCGATTGCCCATTTGCAGTTTTTCGTACCGCTGATTAATCAGGACAAACCCGATCTGTTCATCGTCGATAAGCTGCACTAACCGTCTGAGGTTACGACGAATGACCCTAGCCGCCGACGCCGGGTGAATGTCCCTAGCGTCGCCGTCCAACTCGCCCTCGGTGGGCGTACCCGCTACGCTGTCCCATCCGACGATAATCGGCCTGTCTGCGGACTGTACTAGATCGTGTTCTTCCCCTGCGTCCCAGGCAGCCAGCGCTTTTTTCATCTCGACAGGGTCGTCTGTATGTACGATTACGGGCCTAAGGAGCTTCCGGACAGGCGCGTCTCGTACACTGGTCTGCGGTAGGTTGTGCGCTTTCTGATACTCCAGGATCGCTGCCGCCTGCTCACGACCCCATCGAGACAATACGAACACCTTGATCGGCTTACGATGCTTCTGTCTATGCGTCGCCGGGTCGAACACTTCGAATCGGTACGTTGGGCACTTCGGGCACTTAGTCCCTGAACGAACTAGGGCGTTTCGCCATGCCTCGGCTCTATAGTGCGCCACGTTGCGGGCCAGGGTCTCAATCTCGTCAAACATGGTCTCTACAGTGCTACCGTCAATCCAAATCAGCGACTCGAAGTTGATACCCAGGCGAGCCATGTACCCACGATTACGAGCCCGCTCCACATCGGCCAGCACACCGATCCCACCCTCTGCCTGGCACTGCGCGATGATTTGGTCCAGCATCGTAGACTTACCGGCCCCAGGCCATCCACTAATCTCGGTCATTCGCCCAAGTGGGATCCCGGGAGTTCCGAGCGCGCGGTCCAAAGCAATATTACGAGTACCGACGTACCCCCTAGGAGAGCCCATCTCGTCGCATACGTCCATAGTCGCCGCTGCGCCTACTCCGTGACCATCTCGAACATGACCAGCTAGTGCGCGAGCGTATGGATCGCCCATTGACGGTTTAGGCTTGCGCGGTCGCTTAGGCTTTCGTTTGGGGCGAGGCGGAGGGGGGGCTTTAGCCATTATGGTCCTCGTAATTCCTTCTTGAGAGTGTCTATGTCCACGATTTGGGGTAGCTCGTCGCCAGCACAAGAGGCCTTAACGTCGCTACCCCACGGGCATTCCACGCAGACTCGATCGTCTGCCCAGTACTTCCCGAAACAGTGACAGTCGCCAGGGGGTGATTCTAGAAGTTGTCCGGGCCCCCTGGCGGCTTCGGAGGAGGGGGCGGTGCCTTCCCACGAGGAGGCGCTGGCGGCGCCTTACGCTGGACGGGAGGCTGAGGGGGCCCCGCGGCCCTAGTCGGGGGCTGAGGAGGGCCAGACGGCGGCTGAGGCGGCGCAGGAGGGCCTCCCACCTGGTAGCCGCCCCCAGGCTGGTAACCAGGTGGGTTGCGAGCAGGAGGAGCGGCCGGCGCTGGCTTCTGTGCGACGACTGCCGCGGCAATCTCTGGCACGTTCATAGCGTCCGCCCAGTCGGGCCATCCTTCCACCCATACGGCGTGTCCTTCTTCGCTACCTGAGCCAACGATCAGACGAGCGATAGAGATCACGTCCAGATCTTGCTGCTGCCCTGTTGGCCCGTCGTAGAAGAAGACATCACCACTCGCTGGGGCCGGGGCACTAGCCGGCGGGGGAGGCGCCGCAGACCGAGTCGGAGCCGCTGGAGTGGGTGGCGGCGCGTCGCTGTATCCGCCAGTCGTTCGGGCGCTTCCGGCCCTAGGGTCCACTAGCGCCGCAACATCTCGCAGGGCGTCCGTCGATGTCGACTTTTCCAGACCTTCAAGACCATGCGCCGAGTACAAAACGGGCATGAGGGATTCGTCCAGCGTCTTACGGTCGCTCGCTTCGCCGATAGCGTACCGAACATCCATCTTTCGCTTACCGACACGCTTCTTGGCGATCTTGAGGTCGCGACCCAGTTCGTGATCCTCTACCGGTCCCTTGTTGATGCAGATATCGAGGATCGCCGCGTGTACTGTCTGCGAGTAGCCCCACACGAACGGCTGAATCGCCCAGCCGCCCTGGCCGTCGTCAGTCCAGTGGGAACTAGGGTCGCCCATGTCGATAACGTTGCAGAAACAACGAACCCGCGGATACAGACTCTTAATCAGCTCGTCGTATGACGAATTACGAGCGTCTTGCAGGTCCTTACGCAACTTGCAAATAGGGCAAGTAGTCTGCGCGGCTGAGTTGGTAGGATCGTCAGGGCAGTTGAATTGCTTGTCTTCGCCGTCCACGGTCAAACGATGCACTGCGACGCGCACCCAGAACGCCGGGTAAGGGCGGCTAGGATCGGGCTGCCCGTCGTCACCCTTTGGAAGACGCGGAATGATCCGAATGTGCTTGATCGTCTCCTGGCCCTTGGATGCCGGGCTCGGGATGTCTAGCCACTTGAAATCGCCACCTCCGCCACCTCCGCGAGGGATTTTACCGAGGCGTTCTTTTTCCTGTTCGTATACGGACGACATGCGCTATCTCCTAGTCGATGGGGGAGGGGGAGGGGTACTTGTCTTGCGAGGCGGGGGAATCGGGGTTCTACCCCTAGTGACGGCCTGATCCTCAGACTCGGCCACGTCCGGCCTTTCATGCTCACTATGCCCAGGATGGCGGGTGGTTGTATCGTCATCCGCCTCTGGATGGTGAATACGCCTGCTATGGGAAGAAGTGTCGGCCCCTGTGCTGCGCTCCCAGCCCTTGATAGCCCAGGTGCGCGCCTTCGCAGCTTCCAAAGCGGCATGTAGAGTCGCCCACACCTCCTCGGCTTCTAGCTTGGCCTCGTACAGCTTTCGGTATTCCGGACGCGTACGCATATACGAATCAGCGTCGCCCTTGGTCGGCATCTTGGTAGGCTTCTCGTTGCCCTTGGCGTCTAGGCCTGGGTTCACGATACACGCGAACTTAGCCTTACGAGCCGCTCTCTCGTTGTTTACCACCTTCCAGACTGTCTGCTCGCGCCATACGCGATAGTCGACCTCGGCAAGTTCCTTATCCCGGTATGCCGCAGCGACCAACCGGCCCAACTCACTGATAATGCGAGGTGTGTTGGCGGCCTCTTGCTCTGGCTGCTCTGGGTCGATGGCGACCAAAGTAGCCAGGTACGCGCCGCTGTATTCCTGCCCCCTAAGCACGACAGGCGGCATAGCAGCCAACCCGGCGATCATTGCCCTAAACGGTGTTCCACTACTCATATGATACCTCGTAATCCTTTTTATCTGCCCATGTTGTTTCAGTCACTTCTGCGTCTACTATGATCGGGATGCTCCCGAAGTAACCATGAAAATCCTCCATAGCGAGTTGTCCCTTGCGTGCGACCTCCACTAAGTCCTTCTTGTCGCAATCGAATTGGATTTCGTCGTGGACTGTGTTTGTAGCCTTACCCGGGAATGTGCCGTCGCGTTGCATGATATACGTTCGTACAATACTAAGCCGCGTAAGCTCGCCAGCTTCGCCCTGGATGAGAGACGCGAACGCCATACGCTCGGCACGGGATCGCATGTCATTACCACGAGACTTAAGCGCGGGAAGATGGCGACAGCGTCCAGCCCAATTCGTGAAGTAGCACCCACGGCGACCACGCATAGCGGCAAACAGCTTTTCCTTAGTCCGGTCGATCTCTGGGTTCTTCCGGTGGTACCTTTCGTAAAGCGCCTTAGCCGCCTTCTCGCCCAACATTAGCTCTGGGTTACTCGTAAGCATAGAGTGTCCGCCGCCATATGGAACACCGAAGTTAATCACCTTGCCCGCTCGCCTCTTGACCTTCCAATCAGAGTCTTCTGGTTTAGAGCCCAGCGTAGCGATAGCCACCTCACCGTGGATATCTCGCCTAGGCTCGTTGGCGCGCTCCCTCATGTACGCTTCTATGCTGATATCGCCTCTCATCATGGCCTCCCATGATGGAGAACGATACGCAGCAATGAACACCTTTGCAGCCGTTCGCCAGCCTAGTACACGCAACTCGACCTGCGAGTAGTCCAAGAACAGGCGGACCATTCCGTCAACCGTCATAAACGCCTGTCGCACTCGCTTAGACGCCTCTTTGTGCCTAAACGGTATGTTTTGCAGGTTCGGGCCTTTCATGGCAAAACGACCTGTGCCAGTGCCGAACTGCATTACGTCGCCGTGTATCTTACCGTCCTGGTCAACGTAGTACGCCAGCGAATCGCTATACGTTGACCTAATCTTTAACCATACGTTAAACTCGGCTAGATGCTCTATCGCCGAGTGGTGGGGTCTTAGCTGCATAAGGGCAGAACGCGATACCGACGGCTGGCCCTTTGGGTGCGTCTTGCTGACCTTAGTTCGCTCCTTTACTGGCAGCTTTAGATGGTTGTAAAGGAAGTCGCGAACATCGTTATCGTTACTCCACGAAATACGAGCGCCAAAGCGCCTAGTAAGGTCGGCCGCTCGGCGCTCTAAGTCTTCGTCCAACTCTACAGCCATTTTCAGCAAGTACGGCTTATCCACGGGCTGGCCGTTCCACTGCATTTCTGCGAGAGCCCTGACTAGCATCATCTCGTTCCAGTACAGGAACCGACGGCGATCCTCGTATGGGGTACCAAGCCCCATAGCCCTGTCTCGTTGTGTTCGGTCCAGTAGAAGCGTATGCGCGATATCCCGACAACTGTATTCGGCCTCAGTACTGACCCATACCTCGCTATGCCCAAACCGTTCGATATACGGCGCCTCCCAATAACCTCGCTTATTAGTGCGCTTCTGGAACAGGAGGCCTCGCTCCTTGGCCTTGACCTTGAGATACGCCGTTAGCTCATTTTTCATAGACATGGCATCGCCCCATGGCGAAATGCCCTCGTAGTTGACCACCTTCTCTAGTGCGAACGGTCGATTTTCGTCTATTAGGTACGCCTGTATCAGTGTATCGTGTAGCGGCGTAAGCAGCGGGATATCGTAACCCCACTTTCTCGCCATGTTTAGGTCAAACTTGAGGTTATGCCCCACTAACTCGGACGCACTGAACACCGCATCACGAAAAGCCCGTTTCGCAGCGGGCATATCGGCCATGGGCTCAGGCGTAGTGTGTGCGACCGGCACATACCAGCTATATGGGCGACCGTCAGACGCGAGAAACCCCATCGAGTAGCCGATGGGGTGGGCGCCGTTAAACGGGCGAGATCCGGTAGTCTCAAAGTCTATACCGATCGTAGTTGCCGACTTTATGGCATTAACCATATACGTCATTTCGTCATTAGTTCGTGCGACGAAATGCCCTGGCGACAGCTTCGTAGTGCAGAACATTAGGCGGCAATCCCGAGCCACGAAAGCACGGTCAACCGATACCCGTCATCACTCAGCATAGGCGCGATGTGGTCAGGCGTGACCTCCACCACGTCAGGTCGCCCAGTCAAGTGCCCCACGATCCGCACTTCAACATCGTTAACCATGCAACGAATCTCTCCGATCGGCGTCTCGCCGGCGATAACTCCAAACACAGAAAGAGTGAACACGCCTGGATGCACTAATACGGACTCGTCCATAGTATCGGGAGGTGCGCCGGTTTCTCGCCTAAGGTCTAGAGACAATGACGGTACTTGGCGAATGTCCACCCGGTCGGGCGGGATATCGCCATACATAGTCATTTGAGCAAAAGGCTCGCCGTGCATTTACGCCTCCTTCGCAGTCCGAAGAACCAGTTACCGCTAACAGTAGGGTTTCCGGTAATTCTCCTAGCGACTGCGCTGAGGGTTTTATAGCGCTTGCCCTTATATTCATATCGCCACCACCCACGGTCAGCGGCTTTCTGTCGCCTATACTCTTTGGCCGGACGATTTACAGGTGGAGGGGCGAAGGCGTGCCTAACGAAGACCTCGTGAACTTCGCCCTTCCACAAACGACGGATAGACGCCCCCTCTGGCAGGTCTCTGGAGTCAACGGGTACGGCTACGACCGACTCTCGATTTCTTTTTGCCACGGCGAACCCTCTTTTTCTTGGGAGGAGGAGGCGTAGCCGGGCGACTGGTTACCACTTTGATCCGCTCGTCTACCACTTGGCTCGGAACGCCAAGTGGTGGCGCGACTTTCCCACTCTTGAGGCGTTCGAGATAGCGACGATCGCCTCGCCAGCAAGACACGCCCACGATACACCCTTGGCACAGCGCACTCGCAGAATCGTACACCCGGCGGAAACACGACGGGTGGTCTTTGTCGCTATAGTCGCTTCTAAGGGACAGGAGCGCCTGTCCGCCCATTTCTGACATGCTGCTGATCGTACTGCTCGAGACTCCGATAGATACCAAACGCTCGCGCGTCTCGTTCGTCAGCGGAATATCCAATGCGGATAACCTAGTCGATCCCATCATAGACCTCCTCGTCTATCTGGTCTACAGCTTGTATACCCAAGGTCTTGAGAAAGTCCATCGCTTGCAACTTGGCACTAGCGATACGACCCGCAGCCCTTCGGTACCTTACCGTGTCTGTTTTTCCTGGTATACCGACCAACTCGGCTATATCGCCGGGGCTCATTTCGTCAACATACCGAAGATGCAGGATGGCGAATGCGGCCGGCGGTAGGTTACGCCGCAGTGCATACGTCAGACCTTGGATACCGTCGTCACGCTCCATACAGCTAAGAACCTCGTCCACGGGATCGGCGGTATCCGTGATATCGGGGTGTACATCTTCGCCGTCTTCGTCCGTAACAGGCATTAGCCACTCATGGTCTCGCATACCTGCGTTAATGGCTCGAATGATGTGGAGCTTTCGACGACGGGCTACCACGTTGATAAACGGATCAGGCGGGCACTCGCCCTCCTTCCAGGTGTAGCGGCGCACCGCCAACAGAACCGCCTCTCGGATCTCGTTATACACGTCGTCTGCGTCCATGCCGACTTTGTGGGTGTGCCATACCCGGCGAGACATGCGGCGAATACGCACATCCCACCTGGTGAGGACATCCAGCTCGTACGGCGACTGTCTGCTATCCCACCCGGGAGGCGGCGGGGGCTTTCGGGTACGAACTTTATCGCCCATTACCGCACCTTCCTAGACATGCCATATCCCCTCGTCAGAAGTTCGGTGAGCTTACGCAGCACACCATAAGTCAGACCTTCGCCAGCCTTGATCTCGACGCTGCCAGTCGGGGCCACGCCACGACCGCCCTTACTATCGGGGTAGTACTTGCGAAATGTCGCCATGTCGTGAATGCACACGCCAATACCGTAGACCTCGATACCCGCTCCCGCGACCTGCTGGACCACCTGCTCTAGGTGAGCACCTTCTAGGTGCCAGTCGTCAGCGCCGGCCGGGAGACCGTCGGCAACTACTAACATGATTACACGGTCATAGCTACCGCCATGCTTGGCCGCATACTTGGCCGCCCACATAACAGACTCGCCATCTAGGTTGTTAAGGCGCCCTGTCACAAACGGGATCGCCGCGCCGTCGTCACTGATGCCGGGACTAGGCACAAATTCGTGCATTTCCATACCACAGCTATACCGCGCGTACTCTGCGCCATGTCCGTACGACGGGCGACTCGTATTGGTAGTGTAGCCCAGAACGGCGTGAGGGATGCGGCACCCACTCATCGCCTTATGCAGAGCCATTGCCGTCACTGCGGCGTAACCCGCCTTCGAACACATTACCTTGCGATGCACAGTTCGCCCTTCTGCGTCCTTGACCGGTTCTCCCTTTCCATCGGTGACAGGTCGCTTCCTAGGGGCACTACAGCCCATGGAGCCAGAGCAGTCCACCAGGATACAGACATACGTTGACTCGTCTACCGCGCGAAACAGGTCGGAGAAAATATCCGGTCCATTCGTACGGGTAGCAATCGCAGATATAGCGGCGTCGTCGATATCGGGCCCTTCTTCGAGACCCCCGACTGCGATACACTGCCTAGACGCCTGTACAGCTCCACGAAGCATGGACATTAGCTGCTGGACTGACTGTCCAGCCGCCTCTACTAGACCCGGAACCATGGCGCGACCCGCGGCCCTCTCGCTCTCATCGTACTTTTTCACTGTGTCGCACGCCAGCGCCGCTGGGGACGCGATGTATCGCTTCGGGGCCTTACCCGTAGAGCGAATGTGGTTAGCGATTACGTCGGCCGCGGTGTCTACCTCGCCCCACTCACCGCCAGCCGCCTCAGCCGCGATCTCTCGCGTACCGTCTTCGTCGTACACAAAAGCCGTACCAGCACCGGGCTCGCCGTCCTCACCGTCCACCCCCTCGTGAGGGGTAGTCAGGGAGCCGTCAGGGGCGCTGGACGCGTCACTTGTGGCATCGGAGCCTTCCTCTCCTTCTTCTTCTCCGGAACCCGTGGACGGGCCCCCAGGCTCCTCGCCGTCACCTTCGGAACCTTCGCCCTCGGACTCGCCTTCACCTTCACCTTCACCTTCGTAACCTTCGCCGTCACCTTCGGACTCGCCTTCACCTTCGGAACCTTCGCCCTCGTCCTCGCCGGCTTCCTCGTCCGATTCAGACTCTTCGGGTTCTTCTGGTGGCGGAGGAGGAGGAGGAGGAGGAGGCTCGGCAGCCAGCTTGATCGCATTGAACAGGTTTTCGGCAGCGTCGCACGCTTCCTTGGTAGAACTAGCGTCGAACAGGACTCGCACCTGAGGCCATACGGCCTCCAGCAATTGCCGAGGAGTCTCGTGCACGTCCTCGCGCTTCATTTGACCACGGCCTAGCCGCAGAAGCGACTGAACCAGAGCACCGAACACGCCCTGAGGGCCTCCGCCATTGGCCGAGAACTCGGGATCGGTCGCTGCGGCTACTCCACCAGTACGGCGATACAACCAACGACCAGTAGCCTCGAAATGGTAGCGAGAACCAGGATGGCGAATGGCGTATGTAGGCTCGATCCACAGATCCTCGCCCGCGTTGGCCAGGGTCGCGATCTTCGACCCAGTATCGGAACCGTGGCGCGCGTGCCACAACCTGACACGGGCTTCGTACTCGGTCATATCCGAGTGTATGACGTGCGCGACTTCGTGATCCAGGATACCGCGCCATGCGTCGGCCAGGTCGGGATCTCCACCCAACTCGGTAGCCGAAAAGGCGGGCATATACAGTGTATGCCTGCTGCCGTCGTACCGGGGCACCTCGCCGCCGGATACGACTACGTTAAGGTCGGGAGACATCGCCAGAGACCGCGCCACCTTTTCAGCGACCGTCTCCAGAGAGGCCATGCGTTTATTTCGGTTTGCTTCGGGTTTCATCGGTTGAACCATGGTGTTTTGAGGGTGTCTACGGCGTAATACCCGCCCGTACCTGTCTTAGCTCTTACGCGATTGTTAAACGCAGCTCGGGCCGCGTCGAGATCGTGGAACACGTCGGCCGACTTACGACTAAAGTTGGGAGAACCGTACCGGCCATGGGAGATCGACACTTCGTAAGCACCCGCGACCTTGCCCTTTACCAGCAGAGCGATCAGGCGAACACAGTACCACTTGCCGCCGTGCTTAGTATCGGTTGCCCGATGCATCATGAATTCGCACGCAGGATCGAACGGTGGCAAATCGAATTCCTTAAGGTGCGGCGGTGTCGCGTACTTACGACGTACGGATACAGCAGTTTCTTTACCAGGCCTATCCGGATAGCCGAGTTCTGGGTACACCGGGCGAGGCGTGCTGGGTACGGGCTTACCGTCCAACATAAGCGAGGAGTTGCCGACGTAGTACAGAGAACCGTCTTCGACGAATGCCCACGCCACGACCTGAGCTTGGTTGACACACCGCTCATAGTCGTTATCTCCAATCAACTTGATCACCGAGCGAGTAGTGCCACTCTGTACCATCGTGGCCACGATCCCATCCTTGATCTTCCCACGCTCGGCCAACTCGGCTCGCATCAGTGCCGGGGCAGTCCGCATATCCAACGTGGAGTCGTAAGCCCGACCCACGAGCACCGTACCGGTTTCGATTTCCGAGGAAGTCGCTGGATGGTACACGTTGACCAGGTTCTCCGGTTCTTCGGATGCTTCCGAGATAGACTCGTACGCCTTGCGAGTCTTACGGCGTCGCTTACGTCGAGAGGCGAAGTCGTCGTCAGTACCGGAGAAAATCCGAGGCTCTTCGACCTTGGGTACGTCTCCGATCACCGGGTTATCAGACACGTCTGGAGCCGCGACCTTACCCGTGAGGACGGCAAAACTACGATGACCGAAGTATACCTCGCGCCAACCGGAGTACGACGGACCGTCTAGCAGGTTGCCGACAGCGCGATAGCCCAGCTTGATAGCCGACGAGATTGACATAACAGTGCCGATATTACTCGGGTTTACCGTGTCACCGATCCATTCTCGGAACCCGCCAACAGACGGCACTGCGACAGTCTCGAAGTAGTTGAGAGTCTCCATCGCGCCACTGACCATACGCACGACCCACACCTCATATGGATCGTCGGCTGGATCGTGAGTCACGAAGATAACGAAAGCCCGTCGATTGTCTTCGTCCGGTCGGCAAACCGACGCAGCTACGATTTCGTGGTTTACGTCACTCATCGTTGACCTCGCCCTTGATATCGAACAGACGCCGAATCACCTCGACCACTGCATCGCGATCAATCTTGGAACGCATTTTGCGAAGGAAGGCGGGATACGCCGCCTCTAGGATGAAAGAATCGTATCGCTCGTCGGGAAGTACGATGGCGTTGCCGTCTGCGTCGATATAGCCCGCAGACACTCGGCGAGCCCACGCGACCAACATACGGAAACTGAACGAGATACCGTGATCGGTACCAGTCCGGATTTTCTGTGCGACTCGGACCATGCCCTCCAGGTCCTCGGGGTCGATGCTGGGCACTTTGGACATAATGGCCTTATGCTCGTCGTGGACGCCCATATAGCCGACCTGGACACAGGAATCGAAGCGGTCCAGCAGAGCCTCGTTCATCTCGGGATTCGTACCGCCGTACGAGAACCGCGACTCTTCCTGGGCGGCGCCGATCGTGTTGTCGGTGGCGAAGATCCGAAAGTCGCCATGGCGAACGGCGTATCTCGCTGGCTGCGCCTCTTCGAGGTATACCTCTCCGTCGGGCTCGAGGATCGGGAACAGGGACAACGACACTGGCGGGGTAGCGCCAGACACCTCGTCCAGCAAAAGCCAGTCTCCGTACTCCATCGCCATAGTAGCGACACCAGGGACGAAAATGGTAGAACCGTCAGACGCACCGATTCGACCTTTGAGGTGCCGCACGGTCGTACCGACATTGAGATTCACGCGATGAACGCGAATGTTGCAGTGCGCCGCGATCTGTCGAATCAGGGAGGTCTTGCCGCTGCCCTTGGGACCGACGACCAGGGACGGGCTAGACAGGCTTCCATCATGCGGCCAGGCGGCCCATGCGACTTCGCGGACCATATCCTCTCGGAACACATAGTCGGGATCGATAACGGGCACACCCTCGCGGCGTGGACCGGCGATCCGGTACAGACGCACGTTTACGCCTGGGATTCTGTACGGTTCCCAAGTACGCGAGGCCTTGCGGGCTGCCGGCTTACGGCGCTTGGCGACGGACTTCTTGGACTTGGGAGCGGGAGGGGGAGGGGCTTTACGAGCCATGTCGTTTCACCTAGAACAGCATCCCGTCATCGACGGGCTTGGCGGGAGTGGGGGATGACTTGCGAGGGGCAGAGGTGGTCTTTCCGCGGCGCTTGCGGCGAGCACTGCGCGAGGGCTTGGCGGGGGCTTCGGTCGCCTTGGACTTGGTAGCCTTGGCACCTGGCGCCGAAATGATCGCGTTGCCGTCGTCGTCGCGAGCGGGGTTACTGCCCGTCCGGTTCACGAGAACGCGAACGGTATCGGCGACTTGCCACACGGGGTAGTCGGGGTCCATCTTCCAGCGGCGAGCGTAGCGCAGCGAGTTCAACTCGTGGGTACTAGCCGAGGTCGCCCAATGGATAAGAAGGGCATCCCAGTAGTAGCAGAACGAATCGACGATATCTTCTGCGTGCCTGCGTTCGTTGTAGTACACGGTACCGCTCGACACCAACTTGACCAGGTCGTCGGTGCGCTTCTGGGTCAGGAAGCCCTCTCGGTTGTAGTACTTGAGAGTGGCTTTCGCCTTCTTCTGCCAGGGGCCGACCCGTCGATTCCAGCCAGCCTTGAGGTACGACCACAGGGACCGGACGTTGATCGGGCGGCGGACGTATTCGTATGCGTCCTTCAGCATGGCCATATCGGCTACGTGGCATGGGTTCGCTTCCTGCCACTTCTCGCGCTCCTCGGCACGCTTCATACGGGAGATCGCGGCTCGCAGTCGCTTGAGAGCTTCTTCGGCGCTGATCTCGCCATCGACGGACAGAGCGTATTCGATGATGCAGTGCGATCCCGTCTTGACGCTGGTTCCCCCTGCGACGTTCTCCAGGGTGAACTCCCAGCGGCATCCCTGGTGTCCGCACAAGGAACAGGTCCAGTCGTTGCCGCGGTGGTCGACGATGGACGCGGTATCCGCCGTAAACTCGGCCTTGGCGCGCTCGGCCAAGTCGTCGTCAACGTGCGCGTAGACGGTATCGAGTTCCTTCGCCGTCAGGGCGTCCATGTCCCAGTCGATCTTCGCGAGTCGGTTGATCACTCGCTTGAGAGGGCGCGGACAGCAGGCGGCGTGCCTGACGAGATTTAGGGTAACCCGGCGAATGTGCGCTCGCTGGGTTCGGGAAGCGGTGGGCGCCTTTCGGCGAGTCGGGGGCTTGGGTGGGACTCGGACGCGGGAACGGACAGCCATTTGATTGCCTCCTTGCGATCGTGCGACTGTTATTGTGGCGTGGCCTAGGTGCAAAGCACCGATACGCATTGGACAACGATCCAACACGTATCGGCGTCTTGCCGCTCACTCTATATGTAGTGGCGAAAGTATAACCCGTGATCGCGGGCTTCTACGGACACACGACGCCCCCGCTAGGCGAACCCAGCGGGGGCGAATGTCAGCAGAGGTGCGCAGTCGTCTAGCGCTTGGCCTTGCGCTTGCCCTTGCCCTTCTTCGCGGGCTTGGCGGCCTTGGCGGCGGGCTCGGGCTTGGCGGTGGCCTTGGCCTTGGCCTTCTTCGCGGGCTTGGCCTTCTTCGCGGGCTTGGCGGCATCGGCCTTGGCCTTGTCGTCGGCCGCCTTCTTCGCCTTGGCCTCGGCCTCGCGCTTGGCCTTGGCCTTGGCCTTGCGCTCCTCGTCGCGCTTGGCCTTGCGCTCGGCCTTCTCCTCGACCTCGCGTTCGATCCGCTCGGTGGCCGCATCGGGGGTTTCGTACTTCGTGGGCTTGCCGTCGTCGTCGCGCTCGAGGACCTGCAGTTCGGAACGGTTGAACCAACGACGGATGATGTTGTTCGGACGCTCACGACCCGTCAGGACCCGGAACATGGCCGTGGCGTTGTCGAACTCGTCACCGACCGCGATGTCGTCACGGCTACCCGAGAACTCGACGACCTTGAACCGGGCGCCTTCCAGGCATTCGATCTTGTACTCGCAACGCCCCCAGGGCTCACGGTGGTTCTTGAGGGCATGGAGGACGCGTCCCGTCTCGTGACCCGTCTGGGCACGACCCTTGCGGGAACCAGTGGACTTGGCCTTGGCGGGCTTCGTCAGCCGCTTGTGGCGCGACTCGAGGGACTTGAGAACCCCCGTGCGAGCCTTGCCGTCGTTCTCGGCGTCGATGAGGGACTGGACGAACTCGGCATCCTCGGTCTCCTTCAGACCCTTACGGATGTCGGGGGCCGACTGCGCCAGGAACGTGGCGACCTCGGAAGCGCCCTCGTCCTCGCTGAACTCGATGTCCAGGATGGCGGCGATCATCTTCTTCTTGCCCATGCCGGTCACCTTGATCCCCAGGGGCTTGGCGATCGCCTTCAGGGCCTTGATGTCCATGCCGCCCAACTCGCCCTCGCGGTTCTCGCGGGCGTCCTCGCTGGTGTCGTCATCGTCGCCGTCCTCGTCATCGAAGGACCACTCGGCCTCCTCGGCCGTCTCCTGCAGAGCGGCCCAGTCGGTGTCGTCGTTCTCGAGGAGCGCGGCGAGCTTCTTGCGGGCATTCTTGGCCTTCTTCGCCTTTTTGATGCCGAGGTCCGCGGCCAGCTCGACGACGGACTCATCGTCAACGTCGGCGAGTTCTTCGACGTAGGAACGCAGGCCAGCGCCAGGCTCGGGGGCCTCGTCCTCATCTTCGTCGTCCTCGTCCTCGTCCTCATCTTCGTCGTCCTCGTCGTCCTCGTCGTCCTCGTCGTCCTCGTCGTCCTCGTCGTCCTCGTCCTCGTCTTCGTCTTCGTCTTCGTCTTCGTCCTCGTCGTCGTCTTCGTCCTCGTCGTCGGGGAGGAAGTTGTGGAGCCACTCGAGGTACGCGGCGTCTTCTTCGTCTACGGTCACGTCGCCCTCTTCCCAGGGGGTCACGCAGGCCAGGATCTCGTAGAGGCCTTCGGTGTCGCTGTCGGGGATCACGATGTCGCGGTGTCCGCGCTTGCCCTTGGTGGCCTTGCCCTTGTAGTCCTTCGGCAGGTCGCCGGCTTTGCCCTTGAGGGTGAGGGTGAGAGAGTTACCTTCGTCGACTGCGACGACGGCGAGAGCGATGAGAGTCAGCATGATGGCTGGCATTTTCGTACCTCCTATGGGGGTATCAGGGGTCGTTCGGGTTGCGGAAAAGGCGGTTACCCGCCGTCTGATATGTAGTGGCGACTGGACAGTCCGTGATCGCGGTCAGTTTAGAGAGCCGATAAACGGTTTTAGACGCGTAGAACGCCGCTTTTCGTCGGATGGCTCAAAAGTCTGTAAAGGATCAAGCTGCCAATCGGCACGGGCGATTCCTGCAATCGCAATGCACCTATGCCGCCCTATAGACCCGGGATCATCGTCTTTCGGCAGTCGGCCCACGCGGACCGGCAGGATACGCGAAAGCATAGTCGCCGCTTGCAAAGACCCGCGGTAGCCCTGGCGATCACCGTCAAACAGGATCACCGCTTCCGATGCCCCTGATCCCCCGATCAGTGCCGCCTGTTGCGGGCTCACGTTAGCCCCCAGCACCGATACGAAACCAGGCCCGCATACGATCGCGTCCATGGGGCCCTCCACTACATACACCGCCGTTCCGTGCTGGACTAGGTGCAAACCGATTACTACGTCGTTAGCTGTAGCACAACCAGCGACAGGCCTCAGACCCCACTCGCTATGGTAGCAAGTACAGTTAGCAGGGTGCCCGACCTCGCGACATGGCCGAGGAAGATTGACCACCTTTGGACCGCGATCCTTGATAGCCCTAGTCACCCAGAACACGAAACGACCACCAGGGTTCCAAGCAGGTACGATAATCCTATTTTTCAAGGCAAAGTTAGCCTTAGTCCTTTGCCCATCGCCGTGGACCGTACCCAACGAGAATAGCCCGATATGCTCCTCAGGGACCTTACGCTTACGAAGATACGATCGCTGCGGACCTTTAACCGCCCATTCCGTGCCAGGCGGCATCGGGGCCTCGGGTAGCTTGTACGGTCGCCTAAACGTAACACTGTTAAGAGCCGCGATCGGGCCAATCGCCTGGCCTGCTGCGTATGCGGCGATAATCTGTATCGCGTGCTCTAGTGGTACCCCCGCGATCGCGGACACTAGGAGCACTGGCGACCAGCCCTTAAAAGAACACGTCCAGCACTGCCATACTTTCCGCTCGACGTGGACAGCGAGTTTACCGCGCCCGCACATCGGACATTCGCAGACCCACTCAGGGCCCGAGATCGATACTACGTCGCCGTGCTCCCTCAGCCACGTCCCAAGGCGAAAGCGAGACTCGGAACTAGTAAGGGGTACAGGGCGGCCACGCCTAGACATGCTTAATCCTCGTACGATGGAGGCTCAGGCTCGCACTCCTCGCCCAGTACAGAGAAAGCCCCATGATCATAGTCAGTAGAAACGCGCACGATAACACCGTCAACACTATCGCGATACTTGCCCAAAAATACGCGGGCTTGGTTCGCTTCTTTCTCTTGCCTCGTGCGATTAATCGAAATGATAGAGTCAGCGACACGGACCTTTTCATAGCTATCGGCAATCTCCTGGGGCCTGAGTACGTGCTCGCGCTCGTCAGCGCCGCTGGACGGACGCTGGGCCTGGCTCGGGGATGATACAGCGTATCCGGGGTGCCCTTTGTACTCGGTGCGCTCTGACAGCGCCTTAAGCTGCCTAAACGCTGTGCGCTGCCTAAGGTATTCGTTGTCGCCATCGGCCCGCATTAGATCACCGTAATCGACGACAATCATATCAGGCACCCATCCATGGGCGCGCCTTAGCTCTGCGAGTTCCCCTAGGATGTCATCGAACGTAATGTGCCACGCGTCACGATCGTTAAACCCGCGAACTACCATGTTATGGCGCAGAATATCGTATTCTCGCCTTAGCGCAGACTGTACCTTGGCCCCGAACTCACCTCGCCGTACGAACCCATACATCTCGCCGCTAAACCGGGCCTCGTACCTATCCTCGGTTTTTGAACGCCCACCCTCAAGTACGAAATGCAAGGCGCGACGCCTCATGCGAGTACACACAAAACCCCGCTGAACACACCAGTATGTCTTACCAATACCGGAATACGCGATCGGAACTTCCAGTTCACCGTACGATAGCCCACCGTGCATGGCCTTATCAATAGGGGCGATTCCGATGGGGAAAAAGTCCATTTGCGACGCGATCAATTGCCGCCTTGCTTGTCGCTCGTGGAAATCCTCGAAGAACCAGCCGCGATCCGTCGTAGATATCTGAATCGCCTGTAACTCCTCGATACGATGCATCATCTTACGCTCTGCATCGTTGTACTTACCCGCGTTCCACGCCTCTCTGGCCTCTTCAAACCCTAGGCGAAACACTTGTCGGCGAGACCACTCTATGATCTTCTCACGTACATACGAATCCTCTCGCCAGTCAGGCGCACTAGCCACAATAGCGGCGACACCTGCTCTAGATGGATCTTCAGACGGCAAAGACGCCGACTCGGTGGTCAGCTCCATAGTAGTCGGGTACTTGCTAGTAGCCACGACATTCCACGCCCACAACGATGCCGGATCCGTAAACCCCAGGCGTCCTTCCGTTACGAACCGCTTGACCAGGAATAGCAGAGAGGGATCGTCAATACAGGCGTGAATCAGCACTCTCTGAAAGTCGGGGCCGAATTCTTCCGCTCCTAACATGACGATTCCTCGCAGCTTTACTACATTCGGCGCTAACTGGACACGAATTACACCAATCACTATCGGCGCAATATCCGCCGGTCATATAGCCAGACGATCCTAGGCATGCGTCGTAAGCCCGTGCTCGGTGCATTGCCGCCCTAAACGCCTCTTCGTGCGGGCGAAGTCCGCCAAGCGGCGCCCCGACCGTATCGTCCACAATACCCTCGGTTACGATCTCTTCCCCAGAAGCTCTAGCGGACAAGTCGCCCACGAACTCCCGGTATTTATCCAAAAACATAACACTCGCCAACTGAGCGGCGGGTATCTGCCTAACCCACTTAATCGCACCGTGGCGAGCCCTAATCCATGTCGCTGGATTTACGCGGTATCGCCTACAGAACAAACCGAACAAACGAAGATCCCCTCGCAGTTCGTCCGTAAGTACCATGTTATCGTAGAACCGGAACTGAGCCGTTTCTCGCTTGTACGTTACGAACAACGCGTGAGAATCGTAATTCGGTTTACCCATTATCGACAGTCCTCGCCCTCGCCGTCTGAGAGGCTTTTGGAGGCTCGCATACGCCAGTAATGTCCTGGTGCATGGTGATAGGATCGTATACTGTGTGCTCCCCACCTACGAACGGGTGGAAATCAATAGCGATAGGGGGTTCGCCTTCCATAACTGCCTGCATATGGTACGCCTGTAGGATCTCCTGTAGACGAGGAAGAAGCGGACCAGCTACGGCGCGACACAATACGTTGATATTCAGTAGCAGCCACCCGTGCCCACGAGATTTCCAGAAGTGGAGGAGACCGCCGGCCGTAAGGCCTGGCACCCCTGCCGGCCACATAATCGTGCGGCCCTCTGGATCTACCTTAGGTGGGCGAGTGGGCATGATAGCCCCGATTTCCGATGCTCGGGTTAGCACTTGTGCGACCTTTTCCGGGTCCATGTCCTTAGCAACATGAGACCACGCCGAATCGCCCAAAGTACGCATCCATGTTTGGCTATTCATCGCTTACCTCCGACCGTGATTATAGCACACAGCACACAATACAATATCGCTAACCAAGCCCACGCAACCAACTATCAAACTGTGTTGGTTGCATTACGTCGGCTTGGAATTCTCTACGATACAGATCAAGCCTATGCGCAGCTTGTTTAAGAAGTGCCTCGTTATGGTTGTCTGCGAAGTCTACAATTACCCCAAATTTCTTACCCTCGCTCGCTGTCAACACGCGATAGAAGTCTTGGACGACCTTTACCTTTGACCGGCCAGCAGCCGCATAGATCAGGGCGTCGGCCGCTGGTACGTCGATACCTTCGCCAATTACGGATGTCCCGATGATAACCTTGACTTTACCAGACTGCATAGCTGCGATCGCGTCTGCCACGGCCTGGTGGTTGCGTCCGTCTACTTGCACACTGTTAGCCGTAATCTCGTATAGACTTTCTGCGTGCTTGATCTCCTTGACCAACACCAGCACACGGCGACCAGCGGCAACCAACTTAGCGCTTGCCTGTGCAATCAACTTGTTACGATCGTCGTTCTCGACAACGCCGTTAACGTAATACGTCCTAAAACCGCAATCGTCTACGCGACCAGGTACGCGCAGCATAGCCACGAATGCCGGAACCAACCTACTAGCGGCGATCATGTCAGACACACTACGGCGATACACTGTCCTGGACACAACAGATCGCATTAGCATGTCTTTTCCATCCGCTCTGTAGTTCGTACCGGTCAAGCCTAGGCGATAATACGCGTTATTAGCTGACAGCGATATGTCTTGCCAGGTGTTAGCCGCGGAGTGGTGGAATTCGTCAATAATCAAAAGATGCCGGCTACCAATGCCCGTAATACCTCGGCGATGCTGCCCTTTGCGCTGAGGCCTCGGCCCGGCAGCCGTTCCTGGCGTTACCACCCATACGCGAGTACCAGCCATAAGGCGCTTTCGCTTAGCGTTAGGCGCGCCACCCGTGATTTGCATTACGTCGCCGTGAGGCATGTATCTACGCAATGCTTTTACCGTTTGTGTTGCAATACCCACAGTTGGCACGACATACAACGTAGGGACAGACAGCGTAATAATAACTGCGATGGCTATGTGTGTCTTACCAGATCTAGGCGGCAACTCCACGATCCCTCGATCGTTCTGCACAAATGCGTCTAGTGCTTCCTTCTGGAAATCGTAAAGAGGCGGAACTGGTACGATAGAGAACGCCGCTGTCGGCGGCGCTACCCTTTCGTCGAACACATCCGCGATTAGCCCTAATCGTAAGCGCAAAGCCCGCACGACATGAGGCAGGAGACCCGTTTGGAATCCTCCGTCTGCCCCGACCATACGAATCCAACCATCCCACGACCCTCGTTGCCTTAAAACCTGCTCGATCATGTCCGGCGACAGATACCCGTATGGGCAGCCTACCGCCTCTAGCTGGCGATGTGTGTCAAGGTCGGCGTAAAGTCGTTCTATATCCTTATACGGCCCATGCCTCTTACGCCGCATAAAGAACGATTTGATAATCGCCTGCGCTGGCGGAGGCGGTAACTCAATCTCTCGGTAGGCTACTAACCGGCGAATATCCGAAATGACGCCCCTATCCGCCAGGAGCCTAGAAGTCGAGTTGTTTACGATTATTTGAGCCATGTCGATGGGCGGCGGGAGACCGAAGCCTCCCGCCGCTTACTTCTCCGCTTCACCGAACACCCCTGAGCCCGCCTCAGAGGCATTTTCCGGGTCCATCATGCCCGGAGCACGTCTTAGCCGTTTCGCGGCCCTTAGTCCGTACCAGGGCCCTCGTCCTTCGGAACCTCAGGGATCGCCTTGGCGCCCTGGGCTAGTCCACCGACGACAAGGTCGATAACGCTTTGAACGCCTGTTCCTCGCACGGACTTTCCAAGAATAAACGCGACCACTCCGTAAGCAATCAACTCAAGTTGTTCTTGATTGATGCCCATGTCAAACGACGCATTAGCCGCGATAACACCGATAAACAGAATGAGCGCCCACAGGCGATCCGACTTGAACTTAGACAGGTCCATGGCTTCTCCCGATTTTAGTAGACCATTCCTACAGTAAGAACGTTCGCGTATACAGTACCGCCGTACAGAAGAGGGGTCGAGCCGCCCGCGCCTCGCGTAAGTGTCAACTTAAGGCGGAGATCGTCATCCTTAGTAGGCGTAATGGCGATGACACCAGTAGTAGACGATGTGGGAGGCGTAGCCCCGCCTACCTGAGTCGCTACATTCCAGTTGCCACTAGCCACAGATACCCACGTACCTAGCGGATCCGCCTTATCTCGCTGTTCGATCGACCACTGGATAGAGCCGTCTACAGCCGCAG